GCCTCCACGATCGGCACGCCATCCTGGTCGGCGAGCACCAGGTTCATCCGCAGGCGCTTCATCAGCGGCTTCAAGGTTTCGACGCCGGTGAAGTTGATCGCCAGAGACTCGCCGGTCAGGTCGGAGTCGAACGGCATGTTGCTCTGCAGGATCATCTGGTTGTCGTTGGTGATGTCGGGCGCGCGCTCCGGACCGCCATCCTCGGTCATGGCACCGATCAGGAAGAACCCCTCGTTGTCATCCGGGTTAACGATCCAGTCGCCCTCGACGAGAATGTGGGCGAACAGGTCGTCACGCAGGGTGCCGTCCTCGGCGAACGGGGACCAGTTCCGTGTCGGACTCGGAGTGTCCACCTTCCACGGGCTGATGTTGGTGTCGGCACCGCGGTTGTCGCGGATCAGAACGGCCGCCAGGCCACCGCGGGTATTGAACCGGCTGTCGACATCGCCGAATCCCCCGGCTCGCCAGGATGTTCCAGTTGCGGGAATGGTCATTAGTTACACCCTTCGGATTGCGCGATTCAGTCGAATTCTACGACACATTTATTCGTAGGATTGTCCGAATTGATATCGTCCTACATATCGGATAATTTGATCGTCCCCATACGCTTCTCTACGCGGGTATTGAAATACTTTCAGATAATCAATATTGAAATCTTCCAGATATCTGGCTAAAAGAAGCATTCTTCGATGCGTGTTTTGCGATTCGGTGCTGGCGTTGTCCTCGCCGAGGCTCTTGCGTACCAGCGTATGCACGCTGACCACCGGGTCTGCGCGCGACTCCTCGACGCTCTCGACCCCCGCGATGCACTCGACCACCGTCATCGGCAGCGGATCGCCGGGCCGCCGCGTGTTGGCGGTGCGGCGCAACGGCTGCAGCCACTCGACCACCACGGCCTCGATGTCGGCCGGGCCCTCGCCGAGAAGTTCGGCGCTCATCAGTCAGGCCCCGTGCCGCCGTAGTAGGCGGCGGTGTGCGCGGCCGGCGCGAACTCCTCCGTCGGCGTGTACGGGCCCCAGTGCCGCTCGCCGTCCAGGTCGATCCAGGTGGCGTGGCCGCCCTCTTTATCCGGGCCGGTGCCGTACTCGATGGCAGCCGCGTGCTCATTCTGGGTGCCCACCTGGTAGCGGTACAGGTTCTTGCCGGTGAACCGCCCGCCTACACCACCGGGTGCGCCCTTGGGTTGGCGGCCCCGGCTAACAATCCCGATCCTGATGACCTCGATCGAGTCCGCGTAGTCACCGGTCGCATACGGGTGCGGCCCCATCGCCTCCCAGATCGCCACCCAGCGGTTGGCCACCTCGTCGGCGAAGTCCTCGGCGTCGCGCCGCAGCGCGCTGTCGCGGCCGAGTTTCAGGCGCAGCTCACGCTCGAGCTGCTGGACCTCAACCGCCATCAGACCCGCGCCACGCCTCGCCGCGGCCGGAGGCAACAGCGGTACTGAACGTATCCGTCGCGCCGACCGCGTCGGCCTTCTTGTCCTCGGGCTTCTTGTCGTCGGCCTTCTTGTCGTCGGCCTTGGGTGCGGCCTTCTTGGCGGGCTTGGCCTTCGCCTCGACCGGCTCGACGAAGCCTCCCAGCGAGTCCGCGTCCTTCTTGCTGAGTGTGACTATCAGCCCGGCCTTCTTGAACTTGCGCCCGTCGCCGACCGGCACGTAGCAGGACTCTGTCACCAGATACTTCTCGGGCATGGCGCTCCTCTATCCGATCTGCTTCTTGCTGATGATCGTAGCCTTGAAAGGGTTGGTGAAATCGTCATGCGGACGAGGCCCGCCGATCACCTGGTACTCCTGGTCGCCGACGCGGATCGCATCATCTGGTGCGATCGCCTTCACGGCGTCGAGCAGGGCCTGGCTGTATTCGCCGATCGGAATGGTGGTGCGCCACATCTCGGTGGCGATGTCGAACTGCAACTCGGCCGTCTCGCGGAACGTCAGCGGGCGGTGATGACACCCCGGCAGGGCGATGGTCGTCTCGACCTGGGTATAGGTGCCCAGCGCACCGGCGGTGGTCCCGTCGGAGCGCGCGACGATCGTGACGACTTCGTTGCCGAACGGCATGGCTACCTAGACCCGGTCGGGCTCACTGGCATACAGCGCCCGCTGCTGCTGCTCGGCGCTGCCTTCGCTGTCGTGACATCCCTCTACCTCGCCGGTAGCGGATTTGACCACTGCCCACGGCTTGCCTGCGGGGCAGCGATCGTCTTTGCGAACGTCCCAGGGCATTGGCCTCGCCTCGCTTCTTGTTTACAGGAACTCCAGCCGCGGCAGCTCGTAGTCGCACAGGATGCTCTTGACGCTGTAGAGCACGCCTTCGGCCATCGCGCTGTACGGGTTGCCCCAGGTGTAGGTCACGTCGTCGACCTTCTTGGACACCAGATCGGACTCGCCGCGGCCGACGCCGACCAGTGACCCCATCTGATCGACCAGCGTCAGCACCGCCTGACGCCAGTCGGCGGCCTCCTCCTCGGTGTAGCCGTGATCCATCGTCACCGCGACACCCTGATAGTCACCCGACCACCAGCCCCCGGAACGCTTGCGCACCGAGATCGGACGCTCAAGAATTCCGGGTGGCCCACCCGCCGACCAGTTCAGGTCGTCGATGTTCAGGCTCGTGCCGTCCTCGACGACGGTGGTCAGCTCCACCAGCTTGCGGGTCGGCAGAGTGAGGATGCGACTGCCGGGGCCATCGAGGATCAGCTCGTCATCCTCGATGACCGGCGACACATGCCAGCCGACTTCCCGCCGCGCTGTCACCAGCGCGGCGGCAAGCATCCGCTCTACTTCAGGATCGTCGGCGAGCATCCGTCCAGCGGTGAACTGTTCGACATCGTCGGTGGTCAGTTCGCCCATGACGGTTCTCTAGGACTTCCCCTTGGCCGCAGTCGAAGCCGAGGTCGAAGCCGGGGCCGGAGCCGACTTGGCCTCCGGCTCAGACTTGGGTGGCTCGGGCTCCGGCTCAGGCTCAGACTCCTTCTTGGCCGGAGCCTTCTTGGTGTCGGCCCCGCCGGGGAACAGCTTGCCCTTGACCACCTTGCTCCGCGGTGCCTGACTTGTGTTCTCGCCATCGGCGGCAACACTGCCACACACCACAGCCTGGTTAGGGCTGATGTACGGATCAAGAGGCATGATCAGCTCGCCGTCAGCGGGATGATCGCGTCGTCGTCCACCGTCAGGGTCGAGAAGTAGCCCGCGTAGGCGACCTGCAGCCCGAACACCGAGGGCTCCACGACCTGCAGGGTGCCGACCCGCTGCTCGAAGCACTCGATGGCAGCCGTCGAGAACGCGAACGCCTCACCGGCGCCCAGACCCGCGGACATGTAGACGGGCACGCCGCCGACGGTGCCCATCAGGCCCTGGTTGAACCCGGCAGCGGTGAAGCCGGGCGACTGTGCGTTCTGCGGGTTGACCGGCGAGAACAGCGGACCGAACACGCCGAGCACGTCGGGTGCCACCGCGATGATCACGCGGCCCTGACCCTTGGTGACGCCGTAGATGGTGCCCACGGCCTCCCATACCGCCGCCGCGACAGTGGCATCGGTGGGGGTGGCCCCGTAGCCGATGGCCGCCGTGCTGGTGGCATCCAATGCGTCGCCGAGAGCGGCCTCGGTGGTGATCGCGTACTGCTGTGCGAGCCCGTTGACCACCAGGTCCAGTGCCGACGGGTTGGAGAAGTCGATCGTCTGCCGCGAGACGTTGACGTAGCCACCGTAGGTCTTGGCGGTCACCGTCTTGCGGGTGATGATCATTTTCTGGCTGTCGAGCTCGACCTTTTCCTGCGTCGGCCCGCCATCAGTGCCCTGCAGGCCCACCGCGGGTTGCTGCGACACAAACGGCCGGTAGAACGTGGAGCTGGTCATCGCCATCGGACCCAGTGCCGACACCAGTGGCCGGGCCGCGTCGATGAAGTTGATGACCGGGCCGACGATCGGATCGGGAATCACACCCAGCGAGTCGCCGGTTTTCTGGTGGTCAGCCTGGCGGGTGAACACGTCGAGGCGTTCGGTGGCGTCCCGGTTGCCCTGGGCGCTGTTCCACATGTCGATCATGTAGGAGCCGGCGGAGCGGTACTCCACCTCACCGAGCTGTGGGCTGCCCTTGAACTTGTTGATGGCGCCGTCGATCTCGCGCGCCCGGTTGCGCGTCTCGAACGCGATCCGGTTGACGTCCTCGACCTGCTCCATCTGGGACTTGATCGTCTCCATCCGGCCGCGGCACTCCGCCACCATCTGGCTTTCTTCCTCGTTGAGGTCGCGATTGGATGCGTTGGCGCGCTCGAAGATACCCCGTACTAGGGTGTCTTTCTCGTTGAGCTCTGTCTCGTGACGACGGATCATTTCGTCGCCGGAATGGGCGTTACTAGCCATGAGTGGCTCCTTAACCGA